GCTGAGATCACCGGCTTCTCGGACGTGATGGAGTACCCGCAATGGGCACGCCGGATCATCGCCATTGTCTTCAACGATGACAGCCCGACCATCTACCGCACAGTGATCGGTGTGAGCGAGCAGGACACCATTGGTGGGCGCGTTGAGCGCTTTGTGTTGGACGCAGAGTTACCCCCGATCCCGCACACACGCATTGAGCGCATCCAGTTTGTCGTGCCAAGTCGCTTCGATCAAGACGGCTTCGAGTTCAAGCACTTGGTGGACGAGTCTGCCGCTGTACAGGCAAGCCTGATTACACGCTCGGTGGACGGCACAGGTATGCCACCTATTAACTGTATTTAATCAATCGTCGTTACACTAGAGTTAGTAATTTTATAAATTTGAATTGGTTTAATCATGGCCTTGAACGACTACGAGATGTCCTTGGAGGACGCCAAGCCGGTGTACCTCTACGCCTTCTCGCTTGGTGGGCGAACATGGCGCTACGCTTCCTCGGCATCGGATGTGCTGACCACCGATGGTCGAGTGTGGTCTGCCACGCCCATCTCCCACAGCGGGGTTAGCGTTACCGGCGAGGCGACCACTGACGCCCTGACCATTGAGGCTTCGACCAGCATCGCCCCGGTGCAGGTCTACATGATTAACCCACCGTCAACGCCCATCGGACTGACGATCTTCCAGAAGGACGCCAGTGACGTTGAGTACGTGGCGATCTATGTCGGTGACGTGAGCCAAGTGAACTTCCCTGAGCCGGGGAAAGCCACGGTCACCTGCGAGACGATTTCGGTGTCCATGCGTCGTCAGGGTCTGCGATTGACGTGGCAGCGGGCTTGCCCTTACGCGGTGTATGACATGTCCACGTGCAAGGTGAACAAGGCTCCATACGCAACCCCGGTTGTCGTTCAAGCGGTGGACGGCTTTCAGATTCAAGTCAGCGGCTCGCTCACTGCGGGTATTTACGCGGGTGGGTTCTTTGAATGGACGCACCCCGTGAAGGGGTTGGAGTTCCTCACGGTTGAAGCGCAGAGCGGCAACACGTTGACCGTGTTCGGTACGACCGTCGATCTGTACCCCGGCCTACCCATCACTCTCTACCGAGGATGCAACCGAACGCCAGCCGCGTGTGCGTCGTTTGGCAACTTTGACAATTACGGCGGTGTACCTGCGATGCCAGGCAAGTCACCATTCGACGGCACGCCCGTGTTCTAGGAGAAACGCATGTTTGAAATGTTGCTCTACATTGCGGCGAGTCTGCTAATCACAGCGGTGCTGACGCCTCGGACACCCGTTGAGACGCCGACACCTGCGTCGTTCGAGGACTTCGATTTCCCGCAAGCCGATGAGGGCACACCACAGGCGGTCTTCTTCGGTGAGTGCTGGTCGAGTGATTGGACGGTGCTGGGTACTGGCAACTACCGAACCACACAGATCATGAGCGACGGGGGTGGCAAGTGAGCGAACCCCTCGTGACCATTGAACACATCCGTCGCGCACGTGAGTTGCACGGCGGCTTCTGCACAACCGGCATTCGCACATGGTGTGATCGCCACAACATCGACTTTCGACGCTTGCTTCAGCAGGGTTACCCCGTTAGCGAGATTGAAGCCGTAGGTGACGCCTTCAGTACGCAAGTTCTGGCCATCGCCAAAGGAGAGCAACCATGAGCGGCGGTGGTGGCGGTGTTGGTAAGAAAGGTGGTGGCGCACAGGTAATCGGCTACCGCTATTTGTTCGGCATCCACATGGGTATCGGGCGCGGACCTGTAGACGAGTTGTGTGAGATCAAGGTCGGTGATCGCACGGCGTGGAGTGGCTCGGTCACCGAGAACCAAAGTATCTCTGTGGACGCCTACAACCTCTTTGGCGGTGAGAAGAAAGAGGGTGGCATCCAGGGTACGTTGGAAGTCATGATGGGTGGACCTGCACAGGTGGCACCGACTGGTCTGAGAGGACTGTTCGGAGCCAACGTGCCTGCCGCTGTCACGGTGGCTGGTGCACCCAGTGGTAACGGTCTGTACGCCAAGGGTACAGCCACGGATGGCAGTGTGACTTACTCTGCGAATATCAGTGGCGTGTTGTGGCAGATACGCAAGGACGGCTTCGGTCGGTGGCAGATTTTCGCAGGCTCCGTTGTCTATCGTTGCAGCAACACACCTGACGTACCGGAGCAGGGCACCGGGTGGTCGTCTATCAGCTTCACCACGGGTAGCTTCAACTACGAGACAAACCAGTACGACCTGATTGAAATTGCGTCACCCCTGCCAAGTCTGACTGTCAGCGCGAGTTACTCTTTGGTTCCGGGGTTCCGTGGCATGTTCACGGCCTTCTTCGACGGCATCATCAGCATGAACAATCCGTACCCGAAGCCGTGGAAGTTCCGCGTGCGTCGGAGTACGAAGGGTTGGGACGGTCCTGTGTGGCAACCCGGTCTTGCAACGATCACCATGGGTGCCATCAAGGCGATGAACCCGGCACACATCCTCTACGAGTGCCTGACGAACCGGCAATGGGGTCGCGGGTTGGCACGTGAGCGCTTGGATGACGCCGCGTTCTCGTCGGTGGCCACAGCGCTTGCCCTTGAAGGCTTTGGTCTTTGCCTACGCTGGAACCGCTCGGACGCCATTGAGTCGTTCGTGCAGGGCGTGTTGAATCACATTGGCGCGGCTATGTTCACCAGCCGCAGCTCGGGCCTCATCACGCTACGGTTGATCCGTGGTGGCTATGACATCAACACCCTACCTCACTTCACCCCTGAGACGGGGTTGCTTGATGTGAGTGATAGCGCAGTGGCGACAGCCACGGTCAACGAGATTCAGGTTACCTACCGTGACCCGATCACAGATGCCGAGCAAAGCGTGAAGGTGAGTAACCTCGGCGCACTGCAGGCTGCAGGCGGTGCGGTCAACAGCATCTCCAAAGACTACAAGGGCATCCCGACTGCCGAGTTGGCCAACAGAGTTGCTCAGCGTGATCTACGTGCCAGCAGCGTCAACTTGCGCAAGTTCTCAATCACGCTGGATCGACGTGGCCGTTCGATTGAACCTGCCGGTGTCTTCCTCATAAGCGACCCGGCACGGGGCATCCCGCCAACACCTGTGCGAGCTGGTCAGATTCAGGACGGCACGCTCACGGACGGCAAGATCACGATTGCAGCCGTGCAGGACGTGTTCGAGTTACCCCAGGTGTCGTGGTCTGTGGATGTGCCTAGCACATGGGTACCACCTGACACGGGCGCTTGCTTGGACGTGCACAAGGTGTTTGAAATTCCCTACTTCATGTTGGCGGGTAACCTGCGCCGCGCTGATCTGGCGTTCGTAGACGAGAACGATGGCTTCATTGGCACTGTCTGTGGCCAAGGCAAGAGCTTGAACGCGGGCTACCGGATGGCCGTGCGCAGCGGTGCATCGACCCCCGACGACGAACCCAACACTGCAGACTTCTTCTGCGGCTACACTCCCTAAGCACCATGGCAGCAAGCGACTACACCATCAACGCCAGTGGACCCATGTGTCCCTTTGGGGTACTCGCGGGTGCCGTGGGTTACTCTGCGACCACGCTGTTCCTGAGCAATCTATCGACCACCCGACCCAACGACATCGAAGTTGGGATGGCCGCGATGATTGACGACGAGATCGTGCGTGTTGACTCTATCGACCTACCCACGATCACGTTGGCTCGGGGGTGCGCTGACACCATTCCGGCTGTGCATCAAGCGGGTTCGCTGATCTGGTTCTTCAGCCTGTCCGTTGGTACTGACACCCGTGCCTACGTGGCAGGTGACACAGCGGCTGTCAAGTTGCTGCCGTTTTCCACATCGGGTAACAACATCCCCATTGAGGCTAGTCCACCCAACGACATCACGTTCAACTGGCGTGCAGCTCGTCCATACCCACCTGCAGCGGTGCAGTGCGAGGGTTCGGCTTGGTACAACGGTGTGAAGCAGATGTCGCTGGGCACTGATGTCTTGGTGTGGACATGGAACCACCGTGACCGTCTGCTACAGGCCGACCAACTCGTACCCCACGGCGATGCTGACATTGGCCCTGAGCCGGGTACCACTTACGGCGCACGAGTCTACGACCCGGACGGAACACTCCTTCGCACGGTGACCGGGATTGCAGGTAAGACTTGGAGTTACACACGCGCAATGGTCGAAGCTGATGCCCACACCGCACCCGAGGCGTTCGTGGAGTTATTCAGCGAACGGGGTGGCTTCACCAGCCTGCAGAGTTACCGCACATCTATCCGCGTCGTCGGCGGTAACGCGGCGGTCATTGACATGGCTGAGTTGGGTTGGCCTGGCGTCAAGACCAACTGTGTAATCCTTCCGACCGGCTACGAGGATGACGGGCAGTTCACGTGGGATGGCTTGGATGTTGACTGGGACGATACCGAGGCCACTTGGTACACCACCGGAGCTACCCCGACTCCGTTGGTCAATGAGGCTCTGGAAACTTGGGACTCCCTGGACGTGGACTTTGATGCCACCGAGGAAACTTGGCAGAACACCAGCTCAAGCCCCATTGCTTATGAGCATCCTGCTACAGACTTAGGAGCACTCGGGGAGTACAAGTTCACGTTGCCCGTGATAGCTGCTGGCACGGTTGTTGCCGAACTTGCAACCAGTGTGGACGGCATCACTTATACTGCATGGGCAGCGCCGATTGCAGGCTATGTCACTACCCGTTATGTGCGGGCGCGAATCTCAGTGAGTGATGTGCAACCTGTACTTGTCAGCGCAAAAATATCGTACTTCAGACGGAGTTAAACATGGCCCTTATCGACACAACCCACCTAGACGCAGGCACGGACAAGATCAAGCTCGCACGACCAGCGCTCAAAGCCATGGCTGACTGGCTCAACGGGCTGATGGGTAGCGGCGGTGACCCGATGACTCCCGGCGAGAAGACCTCGGCTCTGGGCGTCTTGGGGGCTGCGGGTAAAGCGATTGCGCAGACCTTCACCAAGGCGCAGCGTGGCGCGATTTTGCCGTTGGCAGACAGCGGGACCATCACGCCTGACTTTGATGAAGCCAACAACTTCAGTCTGACCATCGCAGGTAACCGCACTCTGGCGAATCCGACGAACGTGGTGGCCGGTCAGAGTGGCTCTATCTTCATCACACAGGACGGCGCAGGTTTACGGACGCTCGCCTACGGTGCCAACTGGAAATTCGTTGGCGGTGCGCCCTCACTATCCACAGCCGGTGGAGCCATTGACCGATTGGACTATGTTGTGAAGTCTGCGACTGAGATTCACGCAGCCCTGACCAAGGCGGTCGCATGATTCCGGGTGGTGTTAACCCGATGCTCCTGTCTGGTGGTGGTGGTTCGGCTGGCTATCAGCTCCAGCGCAGCTTGCGATTCAGGGCGAGTGCTTCGGCGTTTCTGAGTAGGACGCCTGCAGCGGCGTCTAACCGAAGGACATTCACTTG